CTGCTGCCCGTGCTGCTGCCTCTGCTGCTGCCCCCGCTGACGGTGCTGCTGACCGTGCTGCTGACTCTGCTGACTCTGCTGCTGACTCTGCTGACTCTGCTGCTGACTCTGCTGACTCTGCTGCTGACCATGCTGCTGACCGTGCTGCTGACCTCATTTCTTCATTTGAAGCCCCTAAAATTTCGGCCCGATGAAACTCCTTAACGAGCAGCAGCGCATTTTTAAGGCCATATTCATCACAGTTTTTTTGTAACTCTAGCAATCTGTCGATTCGTTTAATTGCAAGCATTGGACGAACAATTTCAAGATCTACACCAATAGGAACGGCTGCAAGCAAGTCGCTTCCGAACTGTGCGGCCTCTGATTTCGGCACGCCTTCGAATATTTTATCGGCAAGCAATGCAAGCCATTTTGGCCAGCCAAGCTCGACTGGAAATCCTGAGTGGTCGTAGCGATCAAGAGTGCAGCCCACAAAGCAGCCTCGGCCATTGTCAAAGCCTGTGCCCTGAATCACCTCATCGGCCTTGCGATGAGCCTCGAATCTCTCAACATATTTTTTCTTTACTTCAATATCACCGTGGTAGCTAAGCATTTTTGTCATCCCGTTTGTGTTGGTTAAGTTAACGATTGATAATGTATTATCAAATATAAATAATTGCAAGATTAATTTAATGCTTGCGCTGATAATATATTACCGATACTATTTGTTTAGGCGTTATGCGATTTCTTGTTTGCGAGGCCTTTAAGTCGGTATAACAAGATGGCAGCGGGAAAGACTGCAGCACCGTTCGTTACGTAAGTTTGGTCTGTGTTTATAGATGTAAACTGCAACGCGTTCGCTAGGTCTACGGTTTAGATGTAGCAGATTCCTCGGGCTATACAGGGGTGATTGCAGAAAGTATGCGGAATGCGCGCCAAATCAGTTGCCGTTGATCTATGTTTTTCCTCGGTGTATCAAAGATGGGCGCGCATTTTCTTAGCGGGTAATCATAGGTTGATCGGCAGCCTTCCAAGCTGCTAACGCGGTTTCGAATACCGCTATCCGCTCCAAATTAGCCTAAAGGCAAAAAGAGCCTAGGATCATTGCTACGCAGTGCAATTAGTCAAGTGATGATGACGGGCCGGAAAGACGGCCACCCATAAACTATCGAATTAATCGAGGTGCGAATGATAATACCGCCAATTCAAAAAGCTCCGGCGCAAAATGAATCCCGAGACCGCCATAAAAAACTAGACAATCTTGAGCTGCTTGAATGGGCCTCTCACCGCATCGAGCTATGCCAAAAAGAACAATTCTTTGGAAAGCTAACCCTGCACTTTGAGGCCGGTAAGATTGTGCGTACCACTTCTGAAAAGTCTGAGGTTCCTTCATAAATTTGACACCGCACAAAAACAGCCCTAATATTCGTCAAATATAGCGAGGCACTTAATCGCTGACGGTATTTGACAAACAAAGCCGCCTTTCCTTCACGGGATTGGCGGCTTTTTTATTTGGTGATTTATGCTATTTGCCGACCTAATGACACTTGACCAAGCGCCAAAGCGAACTGCTGATGGCTACCTTTTCGCCACGCCAAAGGTTGCACGCACAGGCATTCAAGACTATATGGGCTCCGAATTGGGTCGCCCGGATCTTGGAATCGTTAAGGTTTATCGCCCAGAAAAAGAAGTTTTTAACCGTGACGCCCTTCATTCATTCGCACATCGCCCCGTAACAATTGATCATCCACCTGTATTGGTTGATGCATCAAACTGGAAGAAATATGGCGTAGGCACCATTGGTGATGAGGTTGTGCGCGATGGCGAGTTCGTTCGTGTTCCATTAATGCTTATGGACAAAAACGCTATTGATCAGGTTGATAGCGGTAAGGCCGAGCTTTCCATGGGCTACACGGCAGACTTGATTTTCGATGCTGGCATTACTCCTTCCGGTGAAAAATACGACGCCTATCAGGCAAACATTCGTGGCAACCATTTAGCAATTGTCGATAAGGCGCGCGGCGGCGATCAGCTTCGCGTTATAGATTCAAATTTTCGTTCCAATCATAAACAGTCTGAGGGCAATCCAGTGACTACCAAAACAATCGTTGTAGACGGTCTTTCCGTTGAAGTTCCATTGACTGCAGCTCAGATTATTGAAAAATTTCTGTCTGATTCTGCAGTTAAGACAACCACTTTGCAGACAGTTAATGCCGAATTGCAAACCAATGTGGCCACGCTTACGACCAATGTGCAGACCAAGGATGCAGAAATCGCAACCTTAAAAACACAATTGGCTGACGCTAAAAATCCTGCAGCTATCGATGCTGCGGTTAAGGCTCGCGCCTTGGTGGTTGATGCGGCTAAAAAGATCCTTCCTGCTGTTGTTGTTGATGCAAAATCGGATATTGAGATCAAGCGTCAAGTCGTTGATAGCAAGCTTGGCGAAGCCTCAAAAGGCTGGAATGACGAGCAGATTTCTGCATCATTTGCCGCGCTTTCTTTGTCTGCACCGGTGGCAGATCCATACGCTGCGGCAGTTCGCGATGGCGCAAATACGGTTGTTGATGCTGAGGCGGCTCGCATCGAGCGTGATAAAGAAGTTTCGTCTGCCTGGAAAACAAAAACCGCCTAATTGCATGCAAGGGCAAAGAAATTTAATTAATTTTTAGGAGCTTCAATCATGACAGTAGTTCAAAGTACATACACAGAAACTCAGCCTATAGCTTTACCTGGCATGCCTGCTGATGCTGACTTTTCGGCTGATACACGAATTTGCGAAACCGCTGCAGGTATTGCTTTCGGTGTTGCAGTTAGCCAAGGCACGGCAGACAAGGGCGCGCTTATTGGTGCGGCTGCAGCAGCTAACTTTGTGGGCATTACCATTTCTGACAAAACCATCGCCAACGATGGCGGCGCAGACGGTTACAACCAGTATGACAATATGGGTGTGATGTATCGCGGCACCATTTGGGTTACCACAGGCGGCGCAGTTAATGACGGTGACGATGTTACTTTCAGCTCAACCACAGGCGTACTTTCAAGCGCTGCAACATCTGGCACCCAGTTTGCTATCGCTGGTGCGCGCTGGATGACCACTGCTGCAAGTGGCGCTTTCGCAAAAATTCGTTTGGGCGGCGCATTGCCATCTGCTTAATTCTTGGCTAACAATCCTTAAAGAGGAATTTTAAAAATGACACAATTCATAGACGCTAGCCAAGCTTTAAGCTTTTTGACTCAGCAGGCGGCACATATTGAACCCGAGGTTTACCGCACTAAATATGCGGCCATTCAATACCCTAACCTTATTCCTGTAGATACGTCTGCGGGTGAGTGGGCGCCATCAGTGGTGTTCTTCTCTCAAGATACGGTAGGCAAAGCTGATTGGTTCCAAGGCAATGCTAATGATATGCCTCGCGCTGACGTCTCTATGACCAAGTTCGACGCACCTATCAGCATGGCTGGCATTGGTTACGGTTACGACTTGGAAGAAATCGGCGTTGCTATGCGCGTTCGTCGTGACCTTACTGCTGACAAGGCTATTGCAGCTCGTCGTGCATACGAAGAGTTTATGGAGGGCATCGTGCTTATTGGCGATACCCGCAAAGGCTGGCAGGGGCTTATCAATCACAGTGCGGTAACACCAACTACTGCGCCTGCTGACGGCACCGGATCTGCAACCACTTGGGCGTCAAAAACTGGCGACCAAATTTCGCGCGATATCAACAACAAGTTGTCACTGATCAGTTCAAGCACTCTTGGTATCGAATATGCCGATACTCTGCTGCTTCCAATTGATCAGTACAATCTTTTGGCCACCAAGCGCTTGGGCAACAATGGCGAATCCATTACCGTTATGGAATGGGTCATGAAGTACAATGTGTATACGGCAACAACCGGCAATCCATTGACTATTCGTGTGGTTCGTCAATTGTCTACCGCTGGCGGATCAAGCTCTGCGCGTATGGTTGCTTATCGCAAAGCTCCCGATGTTGTTAAATTGCACATGCCAATGACTCACCGCTTCATGCCGGTATGGCAAAACGGCCCATTGCGCTTTGATATTCCTGGTATTTTCCGTACCGGTGGTGTTGATTTGCGCTTGCCAGGTGCATTCGCGTACCTCGACGGAATCTAATCATTAATAATATGGGCATCCATAAGGGTGTCCAGCTAATTCGCACAGGTGACTTATGTCAAAGGTAATTTTAGTAAACGGAACCGGTCAGCGCTTAGGTGTAACCCTGCTTAGTGGTAGTCAGCTTTTTGTTGACGCAAAATCCGAAAGCAAGCCGGTTGAAATCGACGAAGGCACGCTTAATGCCATTCGATTATCAAGCAATTTGACCATCAAAGATGAAGCCGGATCTTCTGTAGGCTCATCAGATGGCGATGCAAATTTTCTTGCGCTGAAAGAAGAAAACGCCTCCTTGAAAAAGGCTGGCGATGAACAGCTTGCAACAATCGCGGAGCTTGAATCTTCTGTCAAAACACTGAAAGAAGAAAACGAACTCATTGTGATTGAATTGAGTGAGCTCAAGGCGTCAAAGCTAGCTGATTCAGATAACGCAAATACCAAAGGCAAGAGATAATCTTGCCTTACGTTCTGCCAACTGCCGCCGAATTCAAGGCTAGATTTGAACCTAGCTTTGATTCGCTTTCCGATGCCTATATCGATGCGATGATCGCGGAAGCTGCGCGCAATGTCGATGAAACATGGGAAGATCTGGATTATCAGCCCGCAATTATGTTTTTGACTGCGCACAATATTTCAGAAGAGCAAAGTCTCGGTGGAATTATTGGGGCGCCAGGCATGATCACATCTGAAAAGCTTGGTGATGCGCAAGACACTTACGCGGCCAATGGCAGCATTGACGCATTAAGTATTTATGGCGGAACGGTTTACGGGCGTCGTTTTGCTCAATTACAGCGCGTTAATGTTCCTGCGGTGGCATTGCTTTGAATCCGTACACAAAACACATGACGCAAACAATCACCTATTGGGCGCCATTGTCTGCGAATGAGTTCAACGAAATAACTTTCGATGCTCCGGTTACGATGTTGTGCCGCTGGCAAGATAAGGCAGTTTTGTTTCGCGACTCTCAAGGTCAAGAAGTTACTAGCGCTGCTGTTATTTATCCCGCCCAGCCATTGGCGCTTAAGGGCTATATTAAAAAAGGTGATAATGCAGAGGCTAATCCGCTTGGACTGGCTGGAGCATTTGAAATCAGGCAGTCAGGCGATAGCCCAAATCTGCGCGGAACAATAACCCTAAACAAGGTATTCGTTTAATGAGCGGATCAGTAACGGGTTTTGATGAGGTTATGAAAAACCTCAATAAAGAGATTTCAGGCATAAAAAATAGATCCTTTGCCGGGTTGCTTGAGGCTGGACTAAAGATTGAAGCCGGAAGCAATGAGCGCGCACCTAGCGAATACGGTGACTTGCGCGGAAGCTCATACACGCGTAAGAGTCGAGACGGATCATTAAGCGTTGAGGTTGGCTACACGGCCTCTTATGCGGCATTCGTTCACGAAAATTTAGAAATGCGCTTAAAAGGCGAATTGCGCCCGAGCGGATTAGGAAAATACTGGGGCCCGAAAGGCGAAAATAAATTCCTTGAAAAAACAGTTAAACTAAACGAAGCAAACATTATTCGCATAGTTCAGCACCATGCAAGCGTAGGAAATTAATGAATAGCGCGGCTTTTGATATTAAGGCGCAGCTTGTTTTGCTTGGGGTTATCGCCTCCGGCTTTGTTGGTGAAGAGCCTGCAACGCCAAATGATGTTGTTACAGTTTACGATACTGGCGGCGGCGAACCATTTGCAGGCATAGAGCTTTATGAGCCATCTATTCAGGTGCGCGTAAGAAACACTTCATATGCTGCCGCATACGCACTACAGCAAGAAATTAGAAAGGCGCTAATTGTGCCCACGGATTTTGAAATAAATAACACGCACTACATTGGCGTGTGGAACATGGGCGACATTATTAGCCTCGGTAAAGATCAAAACAACAGAGCAGTATTCACCGCAAACTACAGAATTGAGAGGCAACCGCTATGAGTGAAATCGGATATAACGGCAGAGTATTTAAAATTAAGCTGGGCGCTACCGTTATTGCAGCGGTACAGTCAAAAACCGCTACGCACGCGCGCGAAGGCGTTGACGTAACCAATGATGATTCGAACGGATGGCGCATTCTTTTGCCGGATCCTGGTGTGCGCTCAATGGATGTAAGCATTGAAGGCGTTGCTACAGAGGATAACTACCAAGTAATTCTTGATGAATGGCTTGGCATTGTTAATAGCAACATTACTATTCAGCACGCTGATGGATCTACCGCAACAGCGCAATATGGTTTCTTCCTTGGCTCGGTTGAATTCTCAGGCTCTAACGATGGCCACGTTGCATTTACAGCTTCGTTGCAATCTTCTGGCGAGGTAACAATCACGCCGGCACCGTAATCCCTGTGTGGGAGTTTTGCGGCTTTCAACGGGCCGCTTTTTTCCCGCACTTTAACCACTAAATAGACGCGAAAAGCGCTAACAGGAAACCCACACAATGAGCCAATTAAGAAAGACCATAGTTATTCCTTTTTCAACCCCAAGCAAAAGCGATGAGGTTATCGTAAATGTGAGCTGGGATATTCTGGAAAAGGTTGAGCGTGCATACGGCACAAGCGCCGAGTATGTGGCCGTTCAAATCCTGCCGAACATAATGCACGTGCAGCGCCATAAGCTGGCCCAAGTTCTTAGTATGTGGGTACAGGGCAAGACCGAACTGAAACAGGTAGATATCACCGAGGCTGTTCAAACTGCATCGCAAACGCAATTTTATTCGTATATCGGAATGGTGCAGGCTGCCATTCTTTGGTCTATTCGCGGCCCTGATGGCCTTCCGCTTATCAGCGATTCAAATTTCGATAAGCTTATTGCTGGGCAAGATTTAGATCCTGTTGATCCGGTTGTTGCACCTAAAGAGACGGTTGCAACTAAGCCAAAAAAGCCTCACACGGCTACATCCAAGAAGCGTACAGGCTAGCGGTTAGCTCTCTAGGAATTCAGCCAAGCGAATTTTGGGGTATGAGCCCTGCTGAAATGTGGGCCTTGTACGACGCTGTTAAGCCGCCCGAAATGGTAGGAAAAATGACCAAAGAAACCTTCGATAATCTGCGCGACATGCTTCACTAAATCCAAAGGGGTATTTATGCCAAGTTTAGGTAATTTATTTTTCACGCTTGGCATGAAATCAAAAGACTTAGAAGATGGTGCAAAAAAGGCAGAGGGCACCCTTGGCTCACTTAAAAGCACCATGCAAAAGGTTATCGGAACTGCCGCTATTCTTTCTGGGATTGAGTTCTCGCGTAGATTTATTGCAAGCTCATTGGATGCGGTTGACGCCCAGGCAAAACTAGCTCAATCAATGGACGCGACAATAGGAGGTTTGCGCGCCGTTGAAATGGCTGCGGGTGATGCTGGCGTTGCCACAGAAGATCTTTACAGCGAGGCAGCCAAACTAAATGGCAGGCTCGGCGATGCAACTAGGCTGACGGGTGCCGCGCACGATGCATTAAAACAGCTTGGCCTTAATGCGCAAACACTTCTCGCAATGGATATCGATCAGCGTTTTGCGGCTATCGCAGACGCAATGCGCGGCATGAATTTAGCTGGCGGGCAGGCGCAGGATATTATGCGCGACCTTGGTGTGCGCAATGAAAATCTTGCAAACCTTATGCGCCAAGGTGGTGACGCGTTTCGCGAACAGGCTGATGAGGTTCGAAGGCTTGGGCTTAACTTGTCCATGGTTGATGCTGCTCAAGTTGAGGCCGCAAATCGCGCTATCGATGACATGGGCGACACAATTACCGTAATACAAGATAGGCTTGCTGTTGCGGCTGCCCCATACCTTGAAGTTTTGGCTACTAAATTTAAAGAGCTGACCGCAGGAAGCAACGGCTTTAAAGACATTATCAGCGACACGATAAAAAATATTATTGCCGGATTCGGAAAGGCTGCTGATTTTATTAACGGATTGAAAATAGTATTCAAGGTTGTCGAAATAGCTGGGCGCGGATTCTGGGCATCAATGATATCCAGTATCGAACTATTTCAAACTGGCGTAACAAATGTTGGCGATACCATAGCAACGCTAGCAAATACTTTTATGACCGCAGCGAGCAAAGTTACAGGGGTTAAGGCTGATCTTCTTGAAATGCCAAGCGAAAGTAATTTCATGGTTTGGCTGCATGATTCTGCAAACTCTGCACGCAATGCACTGGCCGAGGCCAATAGCGAGCTTGGCAAAATGATTGATGCTCCGCCTCCAAGCGGTGCATTTAATCAATACCTTGACGATGTTGCCAATCACGCAAAAGCGACGGCCACAGAAGTTGTTAAGGCTCGCCAATCAATGCTTGGCGGTGGCGGCGTTTCCAATATGGAAGACACCAGCGACGCCGATCAAAAAACCCAAGACCAATACAAAAAAGATATGGAGGCGTGGAATGCTAAAAACGCATCCGAGCTTGAGGCAGTTAAAAATCGGTACATGACCGAAGAGCAGTTAATCGCGAATCATCATGAAGAGATGCAGGTAATTGGTGACACTTACGACGCAACAAAATTTGAGACCGAAGAGCAGTGGCGAAAAGTGCATGAGCAAGCCGAGGCCGATCATCTTGAAAGAATGGCACAAATGAATAAAAGTGCGTATCAGGGCATTGCCGGAATAATTGAAAAGCACTGGGGCGAAGGTGCCGCCAAAACCGCTAATGCGTTTAAATCCATTCTTGGGACAATGGCTACGGGATCACGAAAAGCGTTTGAAATATCCAAGGCGTGGGCGATGACTGATGCGCTTATATCCACCTATCAGGGAATTGCAAAAGGTGTTGCCGCCGGCTTTCCGGCCGCAATTCCATTGGTAGCCGCAGCTGCGGCCACTGGGTTTGCTCAAGTGTCTGCGATACGAAACCAAAGTTTCGGCGGTGGCGGTGGTGCGGCGGCCTCAGGAAATGGCGCAGCCGGCACAGCTCCAAATCCGGTAGGTGTTGGCGGATCAACCGGCAACGGAGAAGCGCAATCCACTTATCGTTTTGAAGGTTTAACGCCAGGTTCTCTGGTATCATCTGATGCGGTTGTTGCCGCGCTTAAGCAGGCACAAAAAGACGGAGCCATAAGAGGCAACGCAGTCTTCACAGCATAGGTTATTTAATGGCGATTTACATAACAAACGCGCTTTACCTATCAGCCATTGCTATGGGCGGCGACCCTAATTTGCCGCTCATTGGGTGGCAGTCTGTTATCTCTCAAGCAAATATTTCTGCCGCTGAATTGCCTGATGCGGGATATCCAATTTCTAATATTTGGAGTGCTGACACATACACAAAATGGCGCTCCACTAATTCAGGCGGATCGCCAACAAACTTAACCATACTCTTCTACAATCCTGATTTACTGGCTGTCGATTACATCGGAATCGCCGGACACAATCTAGGCACTATTGGTGCGCCATTTGTTTTCCAGTATTACGATGGTGCTGCATGGCAGGATTGTGGCGATGGGCCTCGCATAGCTGATAACGACGCACCAATTCTTGATTTTTTTGATGGCATAACTGCGCTTTATTTCAAGCTGGTGATCACTGTAGCGGCTGGCGACACCGCACAAATCAGTCATGCAAAAGTAGGTAAAGTGCTTAAGCTTTCGCGCCCTCGCTATGTTGGAGAGATCCCTGGAGGCATGGGCAAGATCGTAGAAAAAATAGGGTCTAAATCTTACGCTGGGCAGCATCTGGGTAGTGTTCTCATATCACAAGGCGACAAGTTTAATATCACCCAAGAAAATATTAAGCCTGAATTTATTCGCAGCCAGGCGATGCAGGACTTCTTTGCGCACGCGTATTTGCTGCAAAAGAAATCGGCTGGCCCAGTAGAGACATTTTTCTACGCCTGGCGCCCAGGTGAATACCCACTTGAGGTTCAATATTGCGGCGAGACCACAAAATTCGATCAGCCATCAAACCAGCGCAGTAACGGCATGATGCAGTGGTCTATGAGTGGAGACGCATTCCAATGAGTGCGCAAAAGCTGCTTTATGTTGAGCTGGATTGTCCAAAGTGCGCGCTTGCTTATGGTGTTGCGCCATGCATGGCAACCGATCCAGTTAAGTGCAAAAACACTGCCGCCACCTGCAAAGACATTGTTAATTATGATGACTCAGAAATCCAAACCGTTAGGTGGGTAAAATCCGCAAGCTATATCCCAAGCACGCCATATGCCGTACCGAATTTGGTGAGCGTAACCACCAGCTCGCAGCGCATTAACCCAGCCGAAAACCTTGGCAAGCGCGAGCGCGTAACCTGTTCATTTTCAAATCATCGCCACAATGATTCTGACCTAGATCCTTACGTATCTACACGCCCATATGTTGCCTATGAGCAAGGTACTTATTGGGGTAAATTCGCGGCAATGTATCCGAACGTTCAGGGCTATGCCATGCGCGTTATTGATACCGATACCGATGGCAACGAAATAATCTCGCATTACATCGCAGACGTTGGTGCGATTGTGGGCGATAAAACTGGATATGGGCTAACCGGTAAAGATGTGCTTGATTTTGCGGAGGGCAATAAAACCCTATGCCCAACGCCAAGCAATGGGATTTTAGCTTCTGCCATAACCAACGTATCGACCTCGCTAACGCTTTCGCCCAGCGGAATAGGTGCAGAATATCCGGCATCATTTGAGGGGTATATAGGCGAAGAGTGGGTTGAGTGTACGCGCTCTGGCGATGTTGTTACGCTCGTTACTCGCGGAATGTTCGGAACCACTGCTGTTGAACATGATCAGGATGACACGCTGCAGGTTGCCGAGGTATTTACCGCGCAGAATGTTAGCCAAATTCTTGACAGGCTTCTGCAGTACACCAACACGCCAGCAGAATATTACAATAACGTTCAGTGGGATCAGCAGGTCACAATCGTTAACAGCCCGGCATTAACCGCGAGAATAGGGCAGCCAACACCAGTATTTGAATTGATTCAGGATTTGATGCGCGACATGGCACTCGATATCCATACCGATGTAATAGCTAAAAAAGTGATGATGAATTTTCTCATCAATCAGATTGTTACCATGGATGTCAATGACGGGAATATTATCGATACCCCGCAGGCAAAATACTACGAAGACAAGCGCACCGATTTATTTTTGTTTTCATTTGGGCGCAAGAATCCGCTTTTAAAAATGGATGAGCCAAGCAATTACCCTGCGACTATTGTGAGGCCATCAAATAACCCCGTTGTGGTCGCACTTGGAAATCCTCCCGCTATTCGTCGCCATTATTCGCGATGGGTTTCTGGATTGTTGCGCCCGCAGGCAAGCCAGACAACGGCTTTCGTGGTTGGCCGATATGAATTCGCTCCGCGCGGCCTAATGTGTAAAATGAAGGCCGACATGGCCCCGTCTTTATCGCAAGTTGTTAGCGTAAGAACCAATGTTTTCGAGGACGCTTACGGCGATACTCCGGCAATTACAATGCAGGTTGTATCAGCCTCTCGCGGGCAGGCGCACACCGTTCTTGAGCTTGAAGAGTTCAGGGCTGCACCGTTTGATCCTGATGAACTACTGATTATCATATCGCTGTCAGATGACATGCTGAATATGGATACGTTTAACGATCTTCGCGAGCTTTATGATTCTGTTTATCCGCTAGCAATACCCGTTGGCGCAACTGTTAGATTTGAGGCGGCCCCGGGCGTTGTTCTTGGTGGTGATCGAGCATATCCTAGTGATTTTGCTGTTGTAGTGGGTGCGTGGCCAGAGGTTACGGCAGGTGATGCATTTATTGAGATAGCTGGCTTAACTTGTGTTGGGTATGGCGGTAATGGTGGTCACGGAGGGGCAAGCACGTCCGATCCTGCCGGCTATCGCAATGGCGGAAATGGTGGCAATGCGCTTTATACAAGAGTAAATGTAACTTTAATTGACTGCATAATCGGCGGTGGTGGTGGTGGCGGTGCCGGCGGATGGCCATTTTATGGCGGCGGCGGTGGCGCTGGATATGATTTTGGTTTAGGCGGATCTTTTAATGTGGGAGGCGGCCCGCCCTTTGGAAGTAACGGAACGGTATTGAGTGGCGGTGCAGGAGATGGCCTAGGAAAGAATGGCGGAGACCTAGGTGTAGACGGTGATGACAGTTATCCATCTGGCCCTCCGCCTCCAGGATTTGGCGGAACTGCCGGCATAGCAATAGATGGCGATAGCTACATAACCACAAGCGGAACTACAGCGGTTTACGGATCGAGGATTAATTAATGAGAGTCAGATTTAACCGAACAATTTGCCGCGCTGCAACCGGTGCCGTATCGCCACTTGCTACCGTAGAGGTTCGCTTACAGTCAACGAATGCACTCGCAAGCTTATACGCTGCGATTAGTGGTGGCTCGCCGCTAGCAAACCCATTCACAGCAGACGCTAATGGATTCGTTGGTTTTTTTCTTGAGTCTGACGCCTACCGATTAATAATTACATCGGCTGACGCAAGCGAATCGCAGGAATTAATTTATGAGCCTGTAAGTGATCCCGATGCAGTTGATCAGGCGCAATTTACGGCCGCTTTAGATCTAAAGCAGGACGATCTCGGATTCACGCCAATAAACAAGGCTGGCGATACAGGAATAGGAGCGCTTCAGGGCACATCATTCGATGCTTCCAGCAATCTTAAAGCGCCCGTTATCAATGTTGAGGGCGGAGACCCGATTCAATATTTCAAGGATACAAACACGCTTGGCGCGAACCTATTTAGTGCCGCTCATTACCTGGATAGCGGCGACAATATAATCGGAAAGATTGGCTTCTTTAATGCCAGTGGATCTTATGAAATTTATAATCCTGGGCGCGATATAAAGTTAAATTCTTCATCTGTTACGATTCCGGGCAGCGTATCATCGGGCGGAACTATAGAAACATCTTTCAGGGTGAGAACCCCGCTTTTATATGTTATCGGGACTCTGCCTACGCAATTTTTTGTTGATACCGATACTTTAGGCGCAAACATTAGCGCCTTTACTTCCTATAACGACAGCTCTTTGACGTTAATTGGCAGAATTGGATTTTTCAATGGTGACGGATCTTATGAGATAGAAAACACTGGCCGCATAATTCGGCTCGATTCTGGCAGTGTTGATGTTACCGGGGCATTTAATTGTGTCGGGTTAGCAACACTTAAAAATCTAACTGTAGATGTTGCTTCGGGCGACTCATACATAGACTTCAAGTCTGGGGGTACTCAGTTTGGCCGAATTCGCTTTGGAACAGCTACCGAGATGGCAATTCTAAATGGCGCCGGCAGCCCATTCATAAGCTTTACCGCGACCAGTTACACAATTTTTAACGCAACTACGCTGCTCGGCAATCTAACGATGGCAAACTTTGACATAAACAGCGTCAAAAATCTGCAGGTTAATACCAATATTACAGCCGGTGGAGCGATTGTAAGCTCTTCCGGAGTCTCGCAGGTGGCAAAGCTCGGCGTGGCAACGTCAAGCCTTGGCAGCGATGTGCTTGCAGTTAATGGGTCAACAACTTTTTATAGTCACACCGTTACAAACGGAAATACAAGTGCGACAGGGTCGGTAACTGGAGGCACAGTTGTTTCTAATGGTGACGCCACTGTCGCAGGAAATTTAAATTTAACCGGCTCCGCAAAAAGAATTATCGCCGACTGGTCTAACTCAACCGTATCAAGCAGAGCATTGTTGCAGACTTCGACCGCAAACTCTGCAACAGGAGTGACTATAGCTCCAACCGGCACAGGAACAACAGCGGCAGTTACATTGGTAAGCACATCAGGTGCGGATAATTCGTCAAGACTTACCATTAGCGCGAATCTTGCAGATTGTCAAATAAGGTCGGATATTTATGGGTCAGGATCGCATGTCCCGCTAAATATTCTTGTTGGCGGATCAGTAAGACAGGCAATCAGCACTGCTGGTGATGCTGGGTTCGGGGTTACATCCCCCACAACAAAGGCAAAACTTCAAACCTCAAACGGAATTCACCTAGGCAACTCTGCAAACTCAAACACTGATGTGCTTGATTATTATGAAGAGCAGATAAGCTCAACCCCTAGTGCGATTGGTGGAACTGTTGCAGGCGCGCCAACAACTTACACATCCAGAACATGTAAAGGTACGCGCAAGGGAAACGAGGTTAGCGTAATAATTAACATTGGATGGACTGGGCATACCGGGACGGGAGACCTATTTATTAGCGGGCTGCCATTTACTAACTTTTCAATCAATGCACCTATAAGCATCCATGCTGATGGCCTGATTGGCGTTGCTGGAAGTACAATGTTTCAAGGCTATGGGCTTGGCGGAAACTCTAATATCGCGATAACATCAATAATCGCAACTACAGGCGTGAAATCTGCGGTTCCAATAGCAGCCAACGTCACAAATTTAATCATTGGAATCACCTACCAAATTCTATAGGTTTAAAAATGGCCAAAGAAATAGTAAAAAAATTGCTAGGAATTAATTACCATTTAAACGAAAAGATGGTCGATATTTCATGGTCTGCAGATACCTACTATGATGGCGAATTGCTTGCAAGCGAAAAGCATTGCGGCGCATATCCTGTGATGCCAGATGGCGAACTGTTTGATCCTGGAAAAACTGCAGAGGGTGTTTGCCTTGTCGATATTTTGGGGCATGCCGCCACCGATGCCATAGCAAATTTTGACTCAATGAAAGCTCAGATTGAATCATTGACGCGACTTAACGAACATTTTTCTGAGCAGGTAGAAATTAAGCGATCAGAAAATGAAAGCCTTAAAATTGAGAACGAAAATCTCAAAATTGAAAGCGAAAATCTTAAGGCTGAGATCGAAACAATTAAGGCTACTGCGAGCGAGCAATAATGACTAACTACGTGATAACCGGTTCAGTTGGAACTTACGGTGTGCCAACAGACTTCACGCCGAATGGAACGCCTGTGGTCGGAGTGGACACCATAACCATAGGTGCGGGTAAAGAGTTGCGCATTGCAGGATCTGGAATTACAACTGTTTGCGCGTATACCATTGGAGGCTCCTCTGGGCCCACTTATGCCAAAATAACCGTTCTTAGCGGAGGCACACTGAAGCATGGTGCAACGCCAACAATTAACGATTGGACTGAGTATGAGCTGCAGGGAAATGCAACTGTAGACTGTAACGGCTATGACTTTCTGCCAAATGTATCTGACGCTTCTGGCGTCCGCTTTAAGCTATATGCAACAGGAACCGCATTTGGTGCAGCAAAAACAATAATTAAATCGTCGGCGGCTATGTGTAAATTCGGCGGCTCAACCGATCCGATAGGCATCTATTTAGACTTAAATAATTTTGAAATTAATAACCTAAATTGGCGTGCCGGCGGTAGCTATTACAACGGCAACCACTTGCGGCTACAGTACGGCCTAATCAAAAATTACGGCGCTTTTTCAATATCTGGATACCAAGCCGATTCTTCCGATGTGATTTTAAAAAACTTAGAGTTCAGAGGTTGCAGTGCGCCAGCAGAAACAAACCTAGGCACTGTAATAGCCGATTTAGGATTCCACCCAACGGGTGACGAGAACGGCGGCGATGTGACCGGCGCTCGAACTTTTGAAAATGTTGTGTTTGATGCAACCGATACACCTGGATCTCAGGTAAAGGTGAAAATATTCTGGCTTCGCGGGTTCATTCCAAATAATTTGATGTTTTTGGATTGTCAGCCTTATGATCAGAGCGGCAACGAAACATGGGATAGCATTTTTGTAAAAGTCCGCAATGAAGGCAACGCAGCATTTGGCGTACTTAGCGCCGACAATCTTGTGGTTGTCTCAAATAATGACAACCCTAAGCATTTTTCTGGCTCGGGTACTTGGAATGCTCCGGTAGTCGAATGCAAATGGCTGGGTGGCGTATCAGCTGATGCTGGCGATTTGTGGGTAATCGGCAATTCAGACCCTCTTGTTTTAAATTTTCCATTACTGATTGATGAGTTTGGATCAGGCATGGTTAACGCCTTGTCTGCTGATCGCGGTGCAAATGTAACTTTAAATCATGCAACCTACATTGCTGACGTTCAGCATCCTCAAAACGGATTTTTCCGTAATGAGGGTGGCGGGCGCTATACTGGGGTTGTAGGCGTAACAAATAACATTAACTACATTCGCAGCAATCCTACAAACGCCGCTGTTATTTACGGCTTCAATTTAGGCGAAAACACCGCTAACGATCAGCTAACTACCCACGGTTACAACTGTTGGGTTAACTATCCAAGCCAGTTAAATTCTAGTATTTATCACGCCGTTAACAGCGCAACAAAAACTTTAGGGCAGACCGACTGGGGTGGTGGCGATATATTCACCGATCCAGAATTTATTCAGGACTCTCGCGGCATTATGTCTTGGGGTGCAATGAATGGGGCGGCAACATACTCAGATTCTATTCAGGCCTTGGCAAAGGGTGTTAACGGCTACGATAAGGCGTCCGGGATATTTAATTCGGGCGCAATAATTGAAGATACGGTAGAAGTCTATTACGAATATGTCCGTAATGGCTTTGCACCAACCGCATTGGCGTATATTAACAATGACTCGACCGGTACGCGCACGCGCGGCGCCGTTGAATGGACGGCCGCACCTTCTTCTGCCCTTGGTGTAACATCCTCCGAAATTACATCAAGTTCGCTAACGTCAAGATCAGTTACACAGCGCAATTAATCTGGTGAATCAAATGAGTGACGGAAAGCTATCTGAGCACTTCAAATTAAAAGAGCTAATTGTTACAAATACGGGGCTAGATAACTCTCCCCCAAATGCCATTATTGATAATTTGCATACTCTTGCGCAAACGCTGGAAAGAGTTAGATTTGCGTGCAAAAACAATCCGGTTACAATTCTAAGCGGGTACAGATCGCCTGATGTTAATGCAAAAGTTGGCGGATCAAAAACAAGCGCGCACATGAAAGGCCTTGCTGCTGATTTTGTTGTGGGAAATATGACACTAAAGGAAATATTTTCCGCTATTAGAAAGTCAGGAATTAGCTACGATCAATTGATTCTTGAGCCAAGCTGGGTTCATATTGGCTTGGCAGCAAAGCCAAGACAGCAGAATCTTATTTATGATGGTAAAAACTATTCGGTGGCGCCATGAAATGGTCAGATTTAAGTAAAGCTATTGGTCGCGCAGCCCCGCTGCTCGGATCAGCATTGGGCGGCCCCGTAGGCGGCGCAGTTGGTGCGGTTATATCTTCCGCGCTCGGTGTAGATAATACGCCAGATGCGGTTGCAGCGGCGATAAAGGCAGATCCATCAATTGCTATTAAGCTGCGCGAAATTGAATCGCAGAACGAGGCCAGCTTGCGCGATTATCAATTCAAGGTTCTTGATGCAGAGCTTAAAGACGTTCAAAACGCGCGTGATATACATCGAATGTCATTTATGCCGGCAGCTATCACAATATCAATGACTATTTTGTCGATGCTATATGGCGCGTCGCTATTTAATATAGAGTTTCCAGAGGCAAACCGAGACATGATAAACACTTTTGGCGGGCAACTCCTTACGCTATGGGTTGGCTCTGTCGTATACTGGATTGGCACAACGCGCAGCAGCGCAGAGAAAAATCGAATATTAACCAGTAAATAGGGGTGGCCATGCAGATTATTATCAAAAGAAAATCATTTATCAATCGCACAGATAATGATAAAAACGAAGTTGAAAGCCAAGTAACGGTAACCGGCGATCAGGTTGTTGTTAATACCGAATCATCGGTAACCGTAACATTTACCGAATCTGAAACAATTGTAGATTTGGCGTAAAGGTGATTTATGACAGAGCTATTTTTGGCGCTAATTACTTTATTGACCACAAGGACAAAGGGTAACGACAGGCCGGTAGCTCTGGTCTATTGCCTTGTTGGGCATATGTCATATTTTAGCAATTACATTTTGCCCACCGAAATAATGTTCCATTTCATGGCGGCTAGTGAAGCGCTAACTGTAGCAATGCTTGTTTGTTTTCGCGGATGCTCAGCATCAAAACTTACTGATTTACTTATCCCGGTATCGCTATTCGCGGTATTCATAGACGTTTATGGATGGGCCCAATATAGAAATAATCAGCCATTAGATAGCTTCAATGATGTAATATTGCTCTATTACGGACTAATAATAGCAATTTTCATCTATGTGGTTATTACGCATGATCGAGTTCATTCTAGGGCTGACCGGCTTTTCCGCGATAATCGTAACTATAATTCACTACTGGAAGATTCACATAAATGTTAAAAGATGCAGAGCAAATAGGCATGACAAATAAGGCTACGATTGCCGCGCTCTTGGCAACGTTTGGCAATAGCATTGCGAGTACCATAAGTTGGGTTAATGAAAACCTGCTTTCGATGTCTCAAGCTGCAGCATTTGTTTTGACCATTGTTCTAATCTTCAAATACATCATTGAATCGATAAGAAGCAGCAGATCAAGCAGGATCGAGGATATTAAAAAAGAATTGGAAATAGAGAAGCTCCGGCGAGAGATTGAGCTTTTGGAAGATAAATAAAACCCCGCCTTGTGAGCTACCCGTTCTATTAAAGTGTTGTGCGAGGCCAAGTTGAAAATATCAATTAATGATGTATCAGGCTGGAATTTATTAAATAAATTACCGCACAAGGCGCATTCACACTATGTCGGAGGTGGTGCATTGATCGAATGGTTTAACGATGCAGCTGCTAGAATGAATCAAGAATTGAGCGCTAGGCATCTAAATCTCGCAGCAACTATGTTAATGCTCAACGCAGAGATTTCGGTCTCGAAAAGAGGTACGCGAGCTATGGAGACAGCTTATTTGGGCGTATCGAGCGATGGCAAGGTCGTTGCAGGTGTCGCACCTACCATGAGAGCCGCGAAGTGTCGGCTTACTCGACTGGAATCTAAAATAGTAAAAGTAACACTTTAGTAGAACGGGTAGCCTTGTGAGCGGGGTTTTTCTTACTTCAAAAATGCAAAATGCGGAAGCACAGAAAGCAAAAAGCCCTAGTTGTTAGCTAGGGCTTTTCTATTTACTTCATAGTGTTTTTAAATCGTATGCGATAAGTCGAGAGACCTTCGCAGCGAAATAAATGACAGCATAGAATCGGCTTTGCCTTCTGCGGTTTTCACCGAAAAAGAGTAAATGCCGGTTTTCAGGCTGTGGCCGGTCTGGCAAATTCGTTCAACTACTGCCGAAACAGTGGGCTCAAATTTGGCAAGACAATATTCCACAACCTCAGCCACACGAGACATTACGGATAACGCCATTGCGGTTAAAAAGGATAGCAAACTTCGATACATTCGCATTTCTAGCTCCTGGTTAATTGAAAAACAAAAAGAGATTAAACTATACACAAATAAAAACTTAAATCAAATGCCCATTAAAATTTAACTATATCCTTTTTCTTGGCAACAAAAATCCCACCCTCCAATCCACTGCTCTCGATCACTGCCAAGGTGCGGGCAGTTGTTTTTTGATATTCTTGCAAGGCAGGCATTATATCCAGAGTTGAAGATTTCTGTTTTTCTCTTACCCTCTGCGGCTCGCATTTTCATCCGATACTCAACCGATGCTTTTCTTTTACGCATATCAAGCCCCTAAAACAACAGCCTTAAATTTAGTGGTTTCGTAAATCTTCTTGTTCTTGTGTTCGTCCGGCACAAGATTGAATTGCAAGTTACACATTACTGCGAATCTATCCCTATGCTGCCTGAACTTTTCTGGCAGCGGGTAAAGCGTCGAATGAAACTCGAAGTAATGATGCTCGGTGTGCACCTTGTCCACATCCTGCCGGTTTGGCATTGAATATACCATATCCATATACACACCCCATCGCAGCGGAATATTTATGAACTGCGATACATCGGTTAATCCGTATTTCTTCAAAAGCAAATCGGTCATGAAGCTGGTTTTGCTATCAAAGAAAAAGTGCAGCGCCTCGCCAAAATCTTGACTAAGCGGGTCTTTGTCAAACCAAACTATTTCGGCACCAATCAACAATTTTTTTATCTTTGGCGGTAGCTGAATGCCGTTTACTTTGGCGTAAATTGTTTTGTCGGCAGTTCCGAGCATGGGTAGGTTCATTGCTTCACCATCCGATTATCATCAATCGCTATGCCGGAAGTCGGGCGAATTCCGTAATCAACCCACCACTTGCGCGGACTTGCAACCATATCAACAATGTCGCCATCGTCATTTTTAAAGAACCATTTTGGCAAGCGCTTTTGACTAACGATAACGGCGGTCCAAGTTTCGTTTTGAACCGATGCTATGCGGTGCCAGTCGTAAACGTCCAGCAGGCGAGAGAAGTTTGCCGAATGAATAAATCCGAATGAGCTCGGCTTCTGATTCGGCGGGTTATTTTTAAGCTGAAAAAGAAACTCTTCCATCAGATAAGGTACATCACTTTTCGGGTCCGGGTAAGTTTCGCGGAATTTCTTCTTTCCATCGTTACCGATGAATTCCTCTGTATATCCGCCACACAACATAATCGTTTCAAAATCGAATGGATGGCTATGCAGGTTTCTATCGCCATCATTTGACAGGAAGCGGTGCAGCCATAGGTCGCTACCATCGCGGAATGTTCCAGCGTAATAGCGTTGCAAATAAGGCTTGTGCCATAGCTCGCTAATATGCGGAGTGTTCATGGCAGGATTTGGCGAAAGCTGCGTAATATTAATCTGCTTCATCGGCATGTTTGCCGTAAGCTCAAGCATTTTGTCGTTTGTTAATTTCATAAAAATTATCCGTTGTTTTTTGGCAAAACTTCATACTTTGCGCACGTTTTAATATGACGGTCAGCCCATGAATGAGCCTTAATAAAACGATTTTCAGCAATATCAAAAATTCCATTGAAAAACTTTAGTCCAACTCTTGTCCCGATTGGATTATAAACTTTAGCAACAACCATACCAGTATCGCTAATTTCAATTGTTTTTGTGTATCCGTCGCCGTTAATCATTTTTTCCACCGAAAGAATAAAACAGTTTCACGATCCTGCGCCGAACACTTGGCGCAGGTTTGAATTGATCCTGGCTCGCACGTGCACTTCATTTTGATGCGCGCTCGGCCTGTTTAAGCACCGTCTTAGCCTTACTCAGCGCCACTATTTTTTGATAGGTATGGCGGTGCATATCAATTCCGCTTTCGCCAAAGGTATCGACTATTTCAGTAACGATATTTTTCAGACGCTCGTTTTGGAATTTCTCGTTAGCGAGGCTTTCTGTTAGAAATTCAACTTTTAAGTGTGCGCGCCGAAAGCCTTCAACGATTACGATTATGCTAACAATAATAAGCCCATTAAATATTAAATCGTCCATTACACACCTTCCGATTCGCCGCCAAATGCAGCAATAATTTCATTAATGAGAGGGCGAAGCTGAGCGGTCATTACCGAAAAATCAGCGTCGAATTGTTCGGCCTTTGACTCAGGGTTGCGCTCGTTTGCCTGATCGGTTATTGAATCGCCAAATTTCAAGCGCTTGATCGCAAGCTGGTCGTCAATAATGAAGCTCACGCCTTCTCGCCAGTCGATAGCAAGCTTGCTTACAAACATGCCGCTGTTGATATGGCTTAAGACCTCATCTGCGCTTAAATCCTGTTTCTTGCAGCGCACAACACGCTCATCTTTGCCTGCGTGCAATTCGATATCAAAGCCAAGTTCAAAATTAGCTGGCAACTCGTTTGTTTGCACCCAATGCGTCATAACTTGAGTCGGCACATTCTTAGCGCTCAACGGTATCGCACGCAACGACCCAAGCGCCTCGCGTAGCTTGCCACACAAATCTTCTGCCACCTTGACTGATGAGCTATTGATTACAAGCAATTGCTCCTTGTGATCGATGTAGGCGTGTGTCAGCGTTGATTTTGTAAACGCTTTCGGCAGCAACGAGAAAATTATTTCATCTTTCAGGGTTTGCTTTTCTTTGCGGCCTACAGAACGCGATTCTGCCTCGCTTATTGACTTGGCTTTCGCTTCAATCTGCTCATTGATAACCGAGCTTGGCAAGAGCTTTGTTTCAAGCTTTGCGCAAAAAATAGTGAATCCCGCAGCCTGATGCGCAAACACATCACCAACAACTGGAACAAACCCATATTTCCAAGGGTCAAGACTTGCGCATGGAGAGAATGCAAACTCCTGCAGTTTTGCATCAAGCTCAAGAAGCTGTAGTGACATTAAGTTGTCGGTCAGCCTGTAAACCCGTAAATTTTTAAACCACATATTAAAACTCCAATTTGAAAGTAACTACGAAACCATCTTTAATCGCAATCAACGTAGGCTGAATTGCGAACCTGTTATAGCTGACCACTGGGCCAGCCATTGCACACACCTGCGAACTATCGTGCATCCTATTTTCATTAGCGCAAAACTTGTATCCATAACTTGCGCCAACGTTCGCTCCAAACTCTAAATCGCCCAGCGAAAACGCTTTGAAATATTTGGCGGCAAAGTAAGTGCTATCGCCGTAACTGTTGTAAAAATGGCCTGCGATGTAATCGTTATGCTCGACCGCAATAAATCGTTGATTCTCGTTAAGATCCCATCCATGCTCTTCAAATTTATCGGCGTTAAAATGCTTTGACCATCCGCCGATATAAATACCATCCGCCATTCCGCGCTGAGAAATTAGCTCAAGCACGCAAGCCAAAATAATCATAATTGCTAGCTTTGTTTTCATGATTCAGATCCGGTTGCGGCTTTTGCTTTATTGCTCAGCCCATGAACACAGATTAGATCATTGATAATATATTATCAAGCACTTTATTGAAATAATATGAAAAAAGGCCGCCCAAGCAGCCAATGGATCAAACAACAACTTCATCGGGTATATTTTCGCACGCAAACACACGCTTAATATTTGACGCAAAGAATGATCCAATAGATTCCGCCGCGCACGCGTCACAGAAAACCTCAAGCGGAACATCTGAATATCGATAGCGCCCATTCTTGAAAGTGATTTGAAGCTCGCGCAGCTCTGGATCGTAATAGATTGCGCGAACGTTTGACGACTGCTCGCCCGTGAACTCTTTTTTAAATTCGTTTTGTTCCATGGATTTTCCTATTTGTCGAATATTGCGATTGAGGGATTCTGCACAGATAGGCCGTACAGCAAGAAAATTACTATTACCGCACAAACAACCATCAAAATTGCATTTTCTGGCGTTCTTTTGCGCAGTAATGCGAAAATGAATAGACTGGAAAAGCATACTATTAAAGCGATGATTCCAACAAATAAACCTGGATCTGACATTTTATTTACCCATAGTTAAAATAAATTAATCTTAAGTTTCTAGTAGCGCAATTGGAAATAAGCAGTTTGGGCTGTATATTTCCTGTTACATTCACCACGAGAAATTAGCAGCATCTAGGTAAACTTGAGAGTGTCTACGCAATTTATCTGCGCCCGCTTTAATTTGCGGCGAAATACTTTTGTGTGTTGCTCTAATAAACCCACGCCACGTAAAGTCATTGCTCATAGTCCCACGGTGCTCATCTTTTTGAGTAAATCTAACCCACTCTTTAGGTTTAATAATCCAAGACTTGCCATCTTTCCTAAACTCCGTGAGTGGCGCATTGCTAACCCACAAATACATCGGCGCATCAGGTTTTATTAAATCAAAATCCTGCCTATTATTAACCCGCGGTATATTGTCAAAGTGCCAGTTAGGTATGCATGGGTATTGATTCGGCATGAGCATGTGAACTTTTACGTCCCAAATAAAATTATCCGCAACATCAGGGAATGAGCCTAAAATTCCTTTCAAATCTGGCATTAACTCTATTAACTCAGAATAGCTTGCTTGGTGAACCCCGCAGTGTTGGTTTTTCCATTCAATCATTTTTATCACTCCGTAGTGTTAAGGTAAATGTAACCAGTCACAGCAACTGGACGGGTCAAGAATTTTGCACTGTTCTGGCTGCAAAAAGCCGCCGTTGTGCTCAACGTTATGAATCTAAACTTTCAACTTTGGTGGCTTTGCTAAATAAATCTGCAATCGCCTCAAATTCAGTATCTCCATAACCTGTAAGCTGGTACTGGTCAACGTAGCCGCAATAGCCCGCCATAAGCTCTGTAACGTCCGTTTTTTCTTCCTCGGTAAGTTCGTAGCCTTCCAGTCGCTTTACTGCTACCGTCATGTTCACAGCAACGCAAGGCGGCTCACAAACATCTGTTGTCCAAACACCAATTCTATTACCGTCAATTTCCATGTAGTTTTGCATTTCAATTACCTGTCATAACAAGGTTATTAAGCACGGACGCAATCTAAGTCCGCGTATTTATCATTTGTGAAACGTGCGCCGCTTATAACGGCGTTACATTGCCTCTGCAAATTTCGGCAGAGGCATCCAGTGCGTTATTGTTTTTATGGCGTGGCAGCAAGAAAATTCATGTGATTCAATGTTTTCGTACCAACCTTCACGCCAATAATACATTTCGTCTTCTTCGTTGAAGTCGCCATGCTCGTATTCATCGCTATTATCTTCAACAGAAAATTTATAAACCCAAAATCCAACTATTGTTCTGCGCTTGCCAGCTTCGTTTAACAATGAAAGTAAGCGCTTCTTGCCGCTCTTGGCTTCATCGTCAATTGGCCGCCAATATAACAAGTCATTCGTGCATCGCGCTTCGCGCTGGACAGTCAGCCCAACGCAGTTTTGTTCTTGGCCTTCGTTTTCTTTAAGCATTTTATTCTCCAATTAGTCTGGGCTGCCTGCCGCACAACTCAACGTTAAGTGCTTTCACGTTCAAATTCAACACACTTAACTAAAACATAACCGTCAATATCACCTTTGCTGATTTTCGGCATGGATTCAAAATTCAGGGCTTTGCAAAATTTAAGATCATCTTTGTGTGTGCAAGAAATGCACATCCCGCCCTTTGGTATAAAAGTAAGTTTCTCAGCTATCACTTCGTCATCCTCATTTAACAAGTCGCTGAAAGGCGACGGTTCGTAAATCTCAGTTTTGTTTGTTCTTCATCATGCCGCGCTTTAGCTCTGCGTTATACTTTTAGCCCGCATTCCTTTGCTAGCTCTGCGCCATGGCGCTCAATAATATTTCCATATTCAACCCCAAAAGTATCGTTGTTGTGGTGCTCTGCAATCCGGTGCAATTGCGCCAAGGTAACAGTGTTGGTAGTTACATGATTGCTTTCAAATGCGCCAATCATTAAATCAACAAAATTCATAATTGCAGCCGCTTTTTCTTTACTTAGTTGTTCAATATCCATCGCAAAAACTCCAATTAATGTTTACGAAACCGATTGCCAGCCAGCTCGCTAGCCCGCGCACACTCAATACATGAAGAGTAACCTCCAAGGCGACGCGCATCAGGTATTTGATTTCCGCAATCGCAAAACTTCTTGCCGATACCATTTGGAACCTTTGCGCGTATTGCCATAACTTCGCGGCTAACCGCTTCCTCAGCATGAGCTTCTGTTAATTCTATTTGTCGTTCGCCTGTCATATTAAAATCCGTTAGTTGATAAAAACCCGCCGGTTAGGGCGGGTGACTGCTGTTATTTTTTAATGTCTAAAAAAGGAATCGGCGCACCAGCATAAATATTTTGTGGCAAAACTCCATTCCAGCGAGAGGCCTTTTCCATTTCAACTTCAATTTTACGCAATTCAAGCACATCTTTATTTTGCGCAAGCGCAGCGTTTTGAACTTTTAGTGAGTCAGCCTGAGCGGTTGCTATTTTTAGTTGCGCATAAGAGTCGCCATCTGCTTTTGCACGCGTTGCGCTAGCCTCGGCCTCGGCAATTGCTACCTTTTGCTTTTGCTCTGCCTCAACAGTTTTTAGTTTGTTTTCAGCAACCAAGCGCAATTGATTTTGCGTAACTTTCGCATTAATTGCTTCCATGTAAGTGGCTGAAAATGAGAAGTTACGCATATCGATATTAATTACATTGGCACCGTAAAGCTCTAATTTCTTGCGCAATGCAGAGCTAATTTCTGCGGACACTTCGGCTCGCTTTTCAATTAACTCGGGTGCGGTATAGCGAGCAGTAACCGATTTAAAAACCTCGGCAGTTGCGGTTTGCACATATGAAGACAAGTCACCATTGCGAGAGTATTTTTCAAAAACTTCTGCAACACGATCAGTCATAATGCTATAGCGAACCGTCATGCTTACTTTTACCGGCTGAGTATCGCTACTTGAGCCCTCCGCATTATCCACCGCCGCCTCCTCGGCACGAACATTAAACACGTTAAGCTTTTGCCATGGAGGAAGAACAACCAAGCCCTCTGGCTCAATACCGCGAATGGCGCCAAATTGAGTAATTACGCCTCGCATTCCAGTAGGCACTGTTTCAAAAGGGTTAAGCCAAATGCATAGAATAAATACAAAAAATCCGATAACGGCATTCTTGATGATTTTTGGGGTTACAAAGTTTTCCATTTTTAATTCCTGATTGTTTAAGTGGGTTAATTTTTACAGCAAGTTAATGTTATTTCATTGATAATAAATTATCAACAGGTATTTTAAATAAATTGCCGAATCGCCACGGTGGCAAGCCGCTATGAGGGAACAAACATTAAAACCCTGGCTGACTCATTGCCTCGGCGCAGCCTTGGAGATCTGCACCTGCAGTCGTTGACCGATATAGCCCGATCTACCGCATGAGCTGCGCGGCGTCACTGCTCACAGTGCTGGCTTTAATCGAATCTATAAAACTCGTTAACTATTTCACTTGTTTCTGGAATGTCTCTTTGTATTCCGCGAGCGATGAAATCATCGACCGACTTCCCTTCGGTAATTTCAAGAAACTTATTAACAATTGCAAGATCGCGAGCAAGATGCCTGACCTGTCTATATTTTCGGAGCCTTAAAGCGCTAAACGCAACCTCTTCTGTTGGTGATGCAATCCTGCTGCCTTGCTTTAATATCCTATATATTTTGTAATGCCTTTCTTTGGCATTTTTCATGAGGCTTCCAGTCTTAATCGCTGATAAAATTTTGTAATGATACTCATCAACGCAAAAATGAGTTTGCGGAGCCTCTTTTATAGACACAAATTTCTTTGTAAATATTGCTAGCCCTTCTTCGCAGGCCTGCATTGTCATTCTAAAAAATACAGTTTCCATTTCGCCCCCTAAATCTTTGGTTGAAAAGCCTGAATGCAAGCAAGCTCTGCCTCGGCAGGAGTAATTCCCCAATATTTGTGCACGGCAGTGATTATCTGCTCTTTCGTGACGACCGTCGCTCCACCGGTTTTTTCATCGACGACGGGCGATGTAATTGGGTCGCCAAAATATTCATTTTCAGCGGACACAAAATCAGAAACGAAATCTTGACCAAATAACGGCGCTTGCTCTTCTTTGACCGGCTGACGTGATACTGGTGAGGCTATTGATGCAGAAGCATCGGCAACACGCTTACGCTCAGCCTCAACAGCTTCATTCGCTACGCGCGCAGCCTCAGCATCAATCTTTGCCTGCTCTTGATTCTTGTGCTCCGCAATGCGGTTAATTGCTATCGCCTTTAAATCCTCAGCATCTTTTGCAATCAGCGATTGGATATCCGAAAACAAAAATGAATAATCTTTCGCGGCCACCTTAAGCATTGCTAGGTTTGCATCGATGATCGAAAGCACGCGGTTAGCCTCAATCTTTGCGCGAGCCAATTCATCATTTGCCGATTCCTGCAATGACTTGATTGTTTTCTTGCCCTTAATGGCGCCCGCAAAGTCTGCAGCAATCAACGGCATAGTTATTTGTCTAAAGCCATGGCCAAGCGCCGCAATCGCTTCGTTAGCGGTTTTAACGTGTGCAACCAATGCAGCCTTTGCAGAATCGATAATCTCAAATCGAATTTGATCCTTGCGCTGCTTAACCTGCTTATCTTCGTTCAGGCGGCACTCGCGCAGCATGGATGCAATAGCCTCAAGATCGCGGCTAAATTTATCGATATCGACAACCTCGCCAAGCACTTGCTTTTGCATATGGGAAATTTTTTCTTCCGCCTCTTTGCAAAGCTTCACGCGGTTTTCAGCGTTGGCAAAATCTTGGTCGGTTTCCATCTTCTGCTTTGATCGCTCAACCAATGCAACGCACGCGGCTTTGTATTCGTCGATATTGCTAACCAGCGTCAATCCTTTTTCGGTTGTGCTGGTTTTGTATGTGAGCGCCGGCAGAGTTTCCACAAGTTCGGCAATTGGTTTTGATTGCAAATTTTCTGCGCCCTTGTAATTATCCAAATCAATTGCGAATTGCACCCATCCTGAAAATATTTTTTCGCGCAACTCTGGATTTGAACGGTATTCAATGCGAATCGGCTTTAAAGTGCTATCAGTTCCTTTTGATGCAGAAAATAAGCACCACTCAGCGCCAGAAACTATTAATTGATGCTCCATTTGGATCTGATAAACCAATGGAATTTCGCCAAGCTTTGCTGCTGCCTCAATAGATTTATTTAAGGTTTTGTGCTCATAAATTATTTCTTCATCCATGGTTTGACCATCGAGAGACGCGGACAATTTAAAGCCGTCAACATCAACCGACATTGTGCACGCAAATAATTCCTGCCCGATATATTCCTCGGCAAGCGGGCGATCTTCTGCCTCGAATCGGTGACCATCATCAAACAACTTTTGTTTTGATGGATCTATTTCTTCGAATGATCCAGTTGCGATTTCTTTCAGCAATTGATCGCGGCTTTTGTATGGGCTTTCGCCAAGCATTGCAGGTGCATCGCTGGCGTTAAATTGCTTAGGTGTTGCGCGGTATTTATGCCATGCATCACTTCCCTGAATAAGGTTGTGCATCTTTCTGTTTGTGATATTCATTATTCAACCACCTCGCCTTCAGTGGGCGCCGCAATGGATTTAATAGCATTGATCTGATCATCGCTAAGGGTGTATTTGATTCGCAGCGTGTTTATCACGTCATCATGTTTTTTTCTTCCTGAAACAATTCCTTTTTCATAAACAGGGAAATTCTTTTTGAACGCCTCGTCATCCATTGGCGGCAATGTCACAGGCTCATTTGATTGCGATGGCGCTGGATTAATTTCGCGCTCGGCAGGAATTGTTTCCAGCTCATCCGGCGTATACACACCAAGAATTGCGCCAGGACAAAAAGCACGGCCCCAGTTTTTGACTTGAAGGTATCCAATTTGCTGCTTTTGGTTTGTTTTCCAAAGTGGAGAATTTCGAATCGTGATTTGATTCAGCGTCAACCACTCGCCCCAGACAAGCTCGCGCTCACCATTTGGGATGGCAGCAACGCGGCACGATAAGTTTTCGCCCTCCCCTTTGTATTCATAATGAAAGCGGCCATGTATCGCGCCTGTGGATTGCAGAACGGCGTTAACTAGCTGCGCCTCATAGCCAAGCTTTCCGCTTACAATATGCGTTTTCTGGGCCACCGCAAATGGATTCATGCCCCACTGCAAGGCCTGCATCACAATTGCAGCACAGTCGGCTGCATTGCCGCGCAAATGCTCCGGGATGCTTGTCTTTCCGCGAGCCATTGTGTCCGCAAGAGTCATGACTCGGTCAAATGAACCGCCTTGCATAATCAAAGTTGATGCCGTTACGTGCGAAGATTCTTGCAGTACCGGAGCGTTTATATTTTCACTGCTCATAATTAAATCCTGTTGAGGCTCGCGATTATCGCGAGCGGGAATTGATTGTATTCTTATGATAATAAATTATCAATAGGTTTTGCCGATCTTTAATTGCTGTTCGCCAGCCGCTACGCCTGCATGTATCTGCGCTTTTTGGCCGCCTGCTTGACCATGAAGCATGGCAAATCTAACAACCGGATCGGACTCATCTTTTTCCTTTGGCGCCTTAGATTCTCCAATCGTTTTTTGGGTTATGGTTTCAAGATATGCGGTATGCTTTTGTTTCTGATCTTCCGCAATATCTTTTGCAAATTCTCGAATAACAACATAAACGCCTATAACCCAGCCCTCGCAAAAAGCCTGTCCAGCCTTTCTTTTTGTGGCAGCAGAAACTCCCCTAAAAATATCCCTAGAAAGAAATTCAGCCTTATTTATTTCGCACTGACGGCGCAAAACCTCAAGGCTGTAGCCTGCAACCTCTGCGCAAGCGCTTGGGCCAACAAAAATAAAATGATGCCACTTTGTAAAAAGAGAGCACCCAAAGGATAGCCCAATAACCTGGCCAAGATGCCGAAACCACAATGGTGGCGCTTTATATTTTATTTTTACAGTTGATTCCTTGACCTCAAAGATGCTCATGTCATCAGCTGATAGGCCGTATTTATTCATTAGCGCTCTAGCCTGCCTCATGGCAGATGCGGCCTCGTTTTCATTAGAGCTTTCTGATAGCGCCAAGCACTTTCTTATTTTATCCAGCGCCTTAGATCTCGCCCCTTGATCATCCATTTTAATTCTCCTTTGCTTGTGATTTAAAATGCTCAGAAATATCAATCCACTCATCACAAGTAGCCAAGTAACGCTTGCGATTGTGCGGATAATAAAACTGATCACCATTGATCGCGTTGACGCCATCGATAATCGGCAGCGGCACATTGTGGCCAACCTTAAAAACCTGCGGCAATCTTTTGGCATTTTTCTTGCGGCCCATAAAAATCATGAACAAAATTCCGAATGTTGCGCAAAACAAAAAATAATAAATCATGGCATAAACCCCAGTTTTTCAGCTTCATTTTCAAATAGATATTCGCAGATTGCATATTGCGCAACGCGGCGCATTAGATCTTTGAGTCGGTTAGGATTATTTTCGTAAGCCGCTTTCGCCGCGCCTGCAAAAAGTGGATGCGCTGCGACCTGTACAATTACATCATCAAGATCATATCGATTTCCTTGGTAAAAAATCTTGGTCGGTCTGCCTGCAAGCATTTCATCTGCCTGCAGGCGAACAGCTCGGCGTTTTGTATGCGCCTCGCGTTCAACCAAGAAGGTAACGGGTCTTGCTACTGATTCGAGCATATCTTTCTCCGTTTGTTTATTATTAATAATCACCGCCAATAAGTGACGCCATCATTGCACGCATATCCGTTTTTATCCGGCTCAATTGTTGTGGTTATTACAGATCCAACTTTTCCTCCATAAGTAACCCCAATTCCATTTCCAATCAATACACCACCCTTAACATGGCCGACAATTTTGCAGTCATGCCCAGCATAGAATTTATCCCATTCTTTTTGATCCAAAATATCAAAATAAATAGCCGCCGGAATTGATAAAAAAAGAGCTGCAAATAGCAAAAGCAAAGACCTTCCAATCCAATCTTCATTCATGGTTTTTATAAAGTAGAGCATACATCTCTCCGTCTGGTTACCGTTGTGTGCGACGCTATATGGCATCAAAGTCGCGTATTTTCTCGGCATCAATTTTGCTTAGGCCAAACCCTATGTATTGCATGGGGTCTAACGCTAAATTTTTTAGAAATGGCGGTAGTTTTTCTGGGATATTTCCGCAATTCCAAAACCACCATTGATCGCCCATGCTTTGAGGTGTTGCGTGCTGGTACGTTATACCAAGCTCTTTCATAGCCTCCTGCGGGTGCATTCTTCCAATCCGCTTTACATCATCCGTATTTTCAGCATCTTTGCTGTAATGGCTATACGCCATGCAAAATCTTAAATGCGTCATTATCTTTATCCTGTAGTTGTTATGCGCCCCGTGAGGCGCGGTTGTTGGTTAAGCTTTGAGAAGGCAGAACTGCGCGAACTTTTCGCCATCGTGGTAGTTGATTGCGAAAGTGGTTTGGCGGCCAAGATATTTATCGTTTTTGGCGACCATGTTCAAATACTTGTTGATATGCTTGCATCCGAAAATCTTTTTAAAATTTGTTTCGATGCTCAGCGCCTCAAAATGAGAAGGCGTTTTGTCATCGCGTACTACAAGCTTGTTTAATGTCAGCATTTTCAATCACCTTATTCACCGCTTCGCGTTATTGCTCAGCCCATGGATAAATACTAATGCAGTGATAATATATTATCAAGTTATTTCTTGAATTATTTCACTTTAACCGCTCGCCCTTTATCGCCAATCTGCAAGCAAAGGCGAGAAAAATCGCCATTAGAGTAAAACACCCACCATGAATCAGTTTTAAGGTTTGATTTTGCATCAAATTTAATAAGCCCGCTTTCGCCAGACGGATGTATTATTTTATCGCCTTCGCGCAATTCGTTTCCCGCAAAGTCTTTCCATGGGCACAATCTTCTCTTTCTCATGCGAGAAACTCCTGGATGCTTTTATTCTTAGCCATGGCCGATATGCCTTTGGGTGTTATCAGTGCCTGCCAAGAATAATCATCGGCACCGCTGGTGCGCGTGAACGTGGCGCGCTTATGAATCATAAAGCCTTGGTCAATCCGGTTCTGATAGGCCGCCCAAGACTTCGAGCCAGTGCGACGGAATATCCAGCCATTGATCTGCAGCCACTTGATAAACAGGCTAGGCTTGATTTGCAGGTGCTTGGCCGCATCGGTTAGGCAAAGTTCGCCCTCGGCTTCTGAGATTAGATCAAAGGCAATGGCCTTGGGTTCAGCTATGGCCAATCGGTTTGATTGGTCGTCGATTACCTTTTGCGCGGTTAGCACGGCATTGGCTAGCTGTAGAAGTGGGTTTTCAGGCTGCTTGTTTTCCAGCTCTTGCCAGCGGTCAATAATTGCCAGCCGATACTTTACAGAGTAGCCAGAAACTACAAGATCGCATTCTCTTTTAGGGAGAAGATAACAAGGATAAGTTCGGTTATTTGCATCCGAATAGACGTGAGCAAATTTGCTCGGATCTAAATCGGCCTGAGACAATGTGTTCATAATGTCTCGCTTAACATCGGAATGATTTTTTCCTGTTAATTTCGCAATATCCAGGCTGGACATTGTTAAAACTTTACCGCTGATTAAATCCTGCATAAATAATCCCCATAAAAAAAGCGCTATACGGCGACCGGTTCGAATTGGCTAAAAGTCTGCAAAGGCAACAAACTCTTAACACCCGGTCTGCGTATAACGCATTAGTACCTTAAAATTTACAGACTGGATTCGACGCCAGCGACAAAACTATAGCACAGAAAATTAATAATATTCTGTCGGATTGCAATCATTTAGATATTTTTTTGATTCCGCCCTAAAGTCAAAATTACTCAATAAAGCATAGCTTTCGTTTATTTCAATATCTATAAGTAGTGATTGCCTAATAACTGCAAGCATGCACGCCGGGCAGCCATCAACAAATTCACGCATTGCTTTAAATTTCGCATCGTGCCCAGTACCAAGTATTTTAACGGCCTCAGCTATATCGCAACCATTGCCGCCATTACCAAGAGCGCAAAGCCTGCAGGCTCTTTTGGGATTGTTAGTGCAATGCAATTCATGGCGTCTCATATAAAACGACGATCCGCCTTGTTTTTTGCAAAAGTCGCAGTAATAGCGCTTAACGGTTTTAATTTTCATTAGTTAAATTCCTCAAATGACCAGCCGCCGCCATCTTTTTTAGGCGCTTTCTTAACGGCAATAAATTTAAACGGAAACTTGCTTGCGGCGACTTTGATTTTTACCCGCGCGTCATCCGTCCAAAAACCTTTGGTTTCGTGAATCTCCATTCGACCATCTGACAGCATTACAGCGAAGTCCGGAGTATAAAAAGTGTTATCCGCAAGCCTAAACTTAATGCCCTCGAATTCATACCAGGCAATTCCCCCAAGATGAAGCCTTTGCGCAAGATGTGCCGCATAAGCCTTTTCGAGATTGTTCATTTGGCCAATCTTTAGCCTGCCAAGCGCCTGCATTCTTTGGGTTGAGGTAAGTGGCTTTGTGCCGCCCTTGCGCTCAATTGCGGCCTCCGCTCGCTTGCGAACCAAGCTTGCAAGATCATTTTCATTTAGGCGCATTGTTTAATACCCCATGAGATTTACACCATTCCGAATGCCATTGCTCAAGCTCAGAAAGCAGATAATAGGGCACAACTCTTCCGCATTTAACGACCTCATATCTCGCCGCCGGCAATGGAAATTTGCGAGCTCTAGTGGCAATGGTTTCTCTATGCATATTTTTCATTTGCGCGAATTCCGTTATGGATCTTGTCGGCTCGCGCGCAACTTTTGTTTTGTGTCGATTCGCAACGGACATATCGTGATGAAGGCGAATTGTCATAGGGTAGCCCGCTTATTCCATTGCTCAAGACAATGAACGCGTGCGCGAGCTATGAATTCAAGACCGTAGCGGTAATCTATAAAGTCATCAGATTGCCGCTCTTCAATGGTCATTAAATCGCAAATTTGCACGCCTGTTGCAGCCAGCCCGCACTCACACTCAAGCTCATATTGCGTGCCGTACATTTCTTCATCTGGCGGAACTTCCAGCTTTTCGCCACAGAATGGGCATGGTAAATTTTCAGTAGCGCTCACTTCAATTTCCCCTTAAGAATATTTAAACGCCTGCGCATATCTTCACGATATCCAGAGGGCTCCATTGTGCTTAAACCGTCAACGATATCGCGGTTAGCTTTTGTTATTTGAGCGAGCCCAGCGGCAGCAATGCGCTTTTCAAACATCGTATTTGCCACACGCCAGCGCCTAGCATCCTCATCAATCGCTGCGCGCTGCTCAAGCGGAAGCAATGCCAGATTTCCTAGATAGGATTTAGGCAATGATTCCAAAAGGTTATTGGCGAACGGGATAACCTTTGGATCGGCTTGCTTAATTGCCATTTTCAATATCTTTTAGAAAGATTATTGTCTGAACGTCTCCAAGTTTGTTGATTGCTTCAAAGATCGACGAAACATCAATCTCAGGCTTAACCGGCGCACTTTGCTGGCGATTTTTCGAGGCCATTAATACAAGCTGTGCTCTCAGCTCGCCATTTTCTTTCATGTATTTTTCAAGCGTTTTTTCGAATCTATCCTGCATTTCCTTTACGTCTGCTGACGACATATCTCTATTAAATTTAAGATTTTCGTTTTCGTATGTAAGGCTAGTTAAAGCCATCTCCATTCCCGCCATTTTATCGCGCAGGTTTTTATTGTCGAGATTAGTCGCGGACAAGGAGTTTTTAAGCTGCATGTTTTCTTGCGCAAGCACATCTGCGCGGCCCTTTTCAGATTTAGCATTAAGGCAATCTGTATTTGCGCAACCGCTTACCGCATCCTCAAGGAATTTAAATTCCGACATAAGTTCTACGATAGTTTCGCGACTCAAGGTAAAAGACTTAGGGTCCAAAGTTTCTACCATTGAGCGAATTTGGTTTATTAGTTTCATTTCGGTTTCCTTTGGTTAATATTCATTAATTGTTACAGTTGTTTTTATTGCTCTTGGACAGTTTGGCCTATGCTTCAAAAGAGCCGTTAATTCAGCCGCGTTCATTTTTTCGTCATCGTCAAATACCCCAACAAAAACAACGAATTGGCTTTCGCCTATGCCAATGCAATAAAGCTCTAAAATTGTAACGGTTCTTTTTGTTGAAACGATTACGCTATAGCTATTCATATTTAGCCCCTTAAAAACACATGAGCAACGATAACATATTATCAATAGAATTGTGAGTTATTTTAAATAAAATTGGATTTTAGTCACCAAAGCCAAGACCGCTACCAACTTTTTCTTAAGATCGTTAGTGCTGCCTTTTGTGCTAACGTAGTAATCGCTGCACTTGGCAGCAATATCTTTGTAATCCAAAACTTGCTGATTGCAGGAATTTGTGTGGCGTGGTTTTCGACAGGTTCCGGCAAACTAGGGCAGCATCTTCAATTTGCAGTGATAATGCGTGCTTTTCGGCGCTGATCTGGACTAGCGTTCTTTTGGGTTTCTTGCTCATAAATACCTCGTAGTTAGTGGTTAAAATGAATCCTGAAGGGATTTTATTGCCGCATCAGGATCTGTTTTTATTTGCGCTATTGCGTCTAGAATGGATTGCTTAAGCTCATCGCAAACCGCTTCCCAATCTTCCTCGAAAAGATCTTCGCGATTTCGATCATCAAGACTCTCCTGCGCTCGGTGATACGCATCTGAAAAATGCTGTGCAGCCGCAAGCAATTTAAACTCAAGCTCTGTTTTTTGGCTCGGCGTAAGTCAGAAGCTCATCCGGTTTTAAAATTTGATAGTTCATATTTCACCTTTAGCTAATCGTTGTTTGGCAATCTCAAGCGCATTGCGTGCCGCTTCTGATTGATGGGTTTGTGGTTCTGGTTTTGCTTGCGCATCGAGCATGGATAGCAACGACGAACAAGCCTTTGTTGCAACTTCCTTTGGCGCCGGAGGCAATGGCACCTCTCCAATTTGGCCCGACGGCGGCGTGTAAGATAAAAACACATGCCCCTGTTTCGCCATGCTTAAACCAATAATCCAAAGTTCGTGGAAATTGGTATCTAGCTCTTTCGTGCTCATGCGCTTCCAATCGAATGACTCTCGCTGCCCATACACCCAATAAACAATTGGATGGTAAGCGTTCCATTTACGAATATCCGAGCGCTTGCCAATCTCTCTGGTAAGCGCAAGGCGCGCTTTTGATTCCGTGGGCACCCCTTGCATGGTCGGCGCCGAGATTCTGCACCACGCGACAAACTGGCCTATGCTGGGAAGGAATGGCGAGTCATGTGCACGACACTTCGAAAGTCCTGCATTGATTTGTATATCGCTATTGATCCCGTTTTCTATCAAACCGCGTAACCACTCTTGGCGAGCCTGAGATTCGATTTCAGGATCTCTAAGAGCTGCCGCCCAAGCGGGAAAAATCGCCTTCAATGATTTGAACACCTTGTTGATCAAATCTATCGACTGGCTCTTGTTCTTCTGGGAAGAGTCCGTCTGCCCAGCTTGTGTCGTCATGGGCGAGGCCGCCGAATCTGCTACCCGAGCCATTAGCTTGTTTATTTGTTCCATGATTTACCCCTGTCGAATTTGGAACCGCCCAAGGGTTCACGATGTTGTCAATTGATCCAAAGAACGTTGCAGCCTGCTTCACGTACTCAGTGCTCACCTTTCCGGTTGCTACAACAAAATATTTATATCGATCTACCGCTGAATAAAGTTCATCAGTGGTTTTTCCTTCATTTACCCTTGCGTTAGCTTTTTGGAATGCGATTTTTTTATTATCGCCTCCAGCTCTAGTTGGGTAATGCTTCCAGATTTCTTCGAACCAATCTGGGTAATCAGGAGTTTTAACTTTTGTGTCCATAGGCGCTTGCGCCGGCTTTTGCGGTTTCGGCGTAGAGGGATTCAGGATAGGGGAATCAGGAATCAGTAAGAGGGAATCAGCCGGATGAGTTGCGTTCTCATCACGATTAGTTCCGTTTTTATCGCGATTAATCTTGATTCCTTTTAAATCAAAGGCTTGCCTAAGCTCGTCAGAGTATCGAGGAATATCGCTGCCTTTTAGCTTTTCGTTCTTGTGAGGGTTCTGGTGACGCTCAAAATTAGGTATGTTGATATACGTCTTTTCTTGACTAGAGTAGAACCGTATTAATCCAGAGCTATCAAGATTAATCGCGAGTTCTTTCAGGTCGCAATTATCCCACGGCAAAAGCTGAATTTTTAATGTCTTTTCCTTCCACTCAAGATCGCCCTTAAAGTCAGCCATTGTCCAAAGTCCAATGAACAGCAGGCGGCCAAGAGGCGAATTATCTGCAAGCTGCTCATTGGTAAAAAATGAGGGCTTAATATTTCTTGATCTAGCCATTTTTTGCCTCGTTATGTTTTCTCCAGCAAACAGCACAAAAATATTTCCATACTCGTTCGTCAGAGGCGGTAGCCATAGACGGCGCGCAATAAGCAATCTCGCCGGCCTCAATACAAACCTCAAGCCCCAGCATTTCGTTGAATCTCTTAACTTGAAGGAAGTAATCCTTACGAATAGAGTTAGTATTTTCTCCAAAAATTTGCCGAATTACTTCCCACGCATCGGAATCAATTCTTGATTGCTTGGCGCTTATTACTTTTCTATATTGCAAAAGTTGCCATTCTGACTCTTTTATCCTTTCTGCTTTGGCTGATAAGGATTCTGGGATTGATGATAGAGGGGCTCCAGATTTTCCGCGATTACATTCAAAGCAAGCGGTGATAAGGTTGTCTATATCGTTATTTCCTCCCTCACAAACAGGCTCTATACGATCAACCTCAAGCACAACATTTGGGGGCACGTCGCCACAATATTGACAGCAAAAAAGATCCCGCTTAAAAACATCAAAGCGAAGCTTTTTTGAAATGGTTTTTCGTTTTGTCATTAAATTTTCCTTAATTTTGTGTAGACTTGTTAGCTTCCAGACGTGCCGTAATGGCTTCCTTTAGAAGATTTGAAACGATCTTAGAAACGCTTCTATCCTCTTTTTCCGCAATCGCTCTGACGTCTGCCAAAATATCGCCGGGCACACTTGCGTTTAATGGTTTTGTTAACTCTTTAGCTGCCACAATAAATCCTCGTTTGGTTATGGTTTCAATAGATTAGATTATAATTGAAATTAAAGCAATAAAAAACCCGCACAAGGCGGGCAAAGTCAGCGGAGAACAAATAATTAATTAGTGCACGACAATGCCGCACCACTGTTGGTGATTGCCAAATAGCAAATATCGCCATTGGGCATATGGTTTGTAGTGATCGAAATGGTTTTTTCGTTGAACAGCTTTACCGCCTGAATTGCACCAAAAACTGTAAGCGATAAAATCAAAAGTGAGGCGATGTAAAATAGTTTGTTTTTCATTTCATTTGCTCCACAGGGTAAACAAAGCGAACGCGGTTGCATCCACCGTTAGTTGAAATAAATGGCGGGTAATGGTCTGCAACAAAAATAGCGCCATAAGCTTCAACCACATGGCTTTTTTCAAACAGTTGGTGGCGATATTTACCATCAACAACAGTGCCATCCGGGAGCCTAATTCGCACAGCATTTCCTCGCTTTAGATTTTGGTTATATTTCATTGCGAATAATCCTCAAATGAAACCGTAATGCGGTATTGTTCATCTAGGTATTGAGTTGCGCCATAAACCGCACGATAAAGGTTTTCACCAATCGCACCGCGAGACTTTGCAACAACCAAAGACTGGGGGTGAACATTTGCGGTTTTGAATACCTGTGCCCGAATAGCCTCAAGCTTCTGCTTATCGCCCGGTGAAATTCCAGCCTTGTTAGGGCGCGTTAACTCCATCCAGCCGAACACATCAATTTTCTTGGGTTTAGAATTCTTTGTCATGGTTACCTGCCTATGTGATAATGTGTTATCATAGCGCTTGATTTGTGATATGTAAACGATAATAGTTTTTAGGGGTTAAATCTTATGCGACCAATGCCGCCGCAAATTTTTAATGATACTTATTTGGGTATCTATGTTCCCGATTTGGACTTGTGGCAATGGTGCCTAAATAATTTTTTAAACGAATCGTCTGCGCTATTCAATGAAGACCATATGCATCTGAGCGAGGCAAGAATTGGGTTTATATGGACTAACGATGAAAACTCATCTAAAGGTCGTCGCGTAGTTGGCCAAGCCGAGCAGCCAATGTTTCGTTGTGGAAAATGGCAGAAGGGGCGGCAAGAGCAGCAAATGCTCGAATGGTTCTCATGCATACCTGATTTTGTAATAACTCTTGATGCAAATTACTGTCTTGAGTGCAGCGATACAGATTTTTTGATGCTGCTTGAACATGAAATTTACCATTGTTCACAGGCGCTGGATGATTTCGGGTCACCTAAGTTCAACAAAAATACGGGTGAGCCATCTTTCGCAATGCGGGGGCATGACGTCGAAGAGTTTATAGGTGTTGTGGCTCGGTACGGCGTTGGAAATCCGCAAGGTAATTTGGCTAAGTTAGTGGTCGCTTCGCAGCAAGAGCCTAGTATTGCTAGTGCCGATATTTCAAAGTGCTGCGGAACTTGTTTGGCTTGATGATGATTGAAGGTGGTAATTGATGGCAGCACTTACGCCAGAACAAAAAATGTTTATCGTTCAAAGGCTTGCTTGCTTTGACACTCCTGCGCAATGCATAGAGGCTTTGAAGGAGGAATTTTCTATCGATGTTCCGCCTCAGCAGGTGCACTGTTACCACCCCGAGAGAAGGCAGGGTCGGAACATGAGCAAGGAGCTTAGAAAGCTTTTTGATGAGACGCGGGCAAAATATCGAGCGAACACAGAAGATATCCCAATTGCCAACAAGACGTGGAGAATTGAAACCCTGAATAGATTGGCGCGGTCTGCTGAAAAGGCAGGCAACAGGGTTTTAACTGCACAGCTCCTTGAGCAAGCCGCAAAAGAAATGGGTGAGGCTTACACTAATCGCCAAAAGGTTGAGCACACCTCGCCCGATGGAACGATGACACCAAAGGCAGCGCTAGACCTATCCGACCTAAGCACAGAGGATTTACAAAAAATTGCAGATGTTGCCGCCAAACTTAATTCATCTGCTCAGCAATCCTGATTTAGCTCTGGATGAATTGGCGCGCCGGTCTTTTTATTCGTACTGGTGTCGCATAAACCCAAAGATAAAGCGCGGATGGTGGCAGAAAGACGCCGCCGAAAATCTGCAAATATTCTATGAGGATCTTATTGCTGATCGGCGCCCAATGCTTGTAATTGAGGCGCCGCCACAGCACGGAAAATCTGAACTTATAGTGGTGTTTATATCCTGGCTTGCCGGAAAACATACCGAGCTAAGGTCAATCTATACATCTTTTTCTGAGCGGCTTGGGATACGCGCAAACCTAAAGCTGCAAAGGCTTTATTCGTCTGATGTGTATAGGCGAATATTCCCCAGTGTGCTGATCAGCTCAACCAACCCAGAAGCGAAAGAAAAACCGTCTATCCAAAATCGCGAGCTAATTGAGTACGCCGGAGAGGTTGGATATTTCAGGAATACTACTGTGGGCGGCCCCATTACCGGTGAGGGCCTTGACCTTGGCATAATCGATGACCCAATCAAGGGACGCGAGGCTGCAAACTCTATAGTTGTGCGTGACAAGATTTGGGATTGGTTTACAGATGACTTTTTTACGCGCTTTAGTGAGTCTGCCGGCCTTCTTGCAATCCTAACTAGGTGGCATATTGACGACCCAATAGGCAGGCTAATAGCCTCCCGCAAGGGCGTTAAGGTTCTTAAGTATCCAGCTCTTGCGGAAGATGGCGCGCACTTAATGGATCACGACCCGCGCACGCCAGGAAGCGGGAAAGCGCTATTCCCGGAGCATAAAAGCGAAGAGTTCCTCCTTGAGCGAAAGACGGTAATGATGCCCTCGCGTTGGCTATCTCTTTACCAGCAGTCGCCAATTCAGGAGGGCGGCGGGATGTTCAAGGTTTCCATGTTTGGATTCATTGATGCGCTTCCGATAGGCTTAACAAAAACCGTTCGCTATTGGGATAAGGCTGGAACCGATGGGGGTGGGTGTAATACTGCTGGCGTAAAAATGTCTCAGGCTCAAGATGGTAAATGGATAATATCTGACGTTGTTAAGGGTCAATGGTCTGCGCTCGAAAGAGAAAGGCGAATACGCCAAACCGCAGAAATGGACGGGGTTGGCGTTGAGATATGGATCGAGCAGGAGCCGGGGTCAGGCGGCAAAGAATCCGCCGAAGCAACTGTGCGCAATCTGGCCGGGTTCACTATTAAGGTGGAGCGCGTAACGGGTGATAAGGTTGAACGTGCAATGCCGTACTCTGCACAGGTTGAGGCTGGAAACGTTGTGCTGCTTCGCAGCGAATGGAATAAAGAATTCATTAGCGAGCATGAGCAGGCGCCAAACGGAACATTTAAAGATCAGTGGGATGCGGCAGGCGGCGCATTCAATAAACTTGCCGGAAATATGTATACACTTGACAACCTCTAATCCCTGCTAGCCAAAAAAATAGGCAGGGTATAGAATTCGGCAATCTAAAACCATTAAGGGCTTTGCAATGGGTACTCAAATCATCGCACCAACGACAGCGGCCGTAACCTCTGATGCTTTTTATATTGAACCAGGAAAGCCGCAGAAGATTTCTGCGGATGGTCTTGCGGGTGCGGAGACTGTTACGGTTTATGCTGAAAAAGGCGCAGGCAATTTCTTTCCAATGACTGATGCAAGCGCAATTTTAACGGCCACAAATCCGGTTTCGTCAATCGTAGCGGGTGGAAGCTATAAGTTCGCAAAAACATTAACCGCCGGAGCTGCTGGCGCATACGTAGGGTAATAACATGGCCACAATTACAGCCACATCAATGATCGGCGCGGGTGCGCATTTGTTATCCGTCACCACTTTGGGCGCATCGGATACATTCACCTATAATCCATCAAAGAATCCAATTCTTGTTTTGGATAACGTAACGGGCGGCGCTCTTACTCCAAATATTGACGGCGCAAGCGGAACTACCGTGGCCGTAAAGGGCGTTGGCGATGTTAGTGTTGCTAGCGGATATACAGTGCCATCTATCGCTGCAGGTGGGCGCGTAGCGATTTCGCTCAACACGATTTCAGAATATCTAAGAGGCACAATTGCCTTGACTGGCGGAACAGGAATCAAAGCCTCTCTTTTAGAATTCTAATTCCATTAGGGTATACTCAATAAACCAATTTTAAGGGCTTACCCTATGGAAATTAATGATTCACTTACTAATGTTTTATCTGGAATGGGGACAGTTAAGGACAAAAGCACGTTTGTGTCTTTTGTGTTCTCCCCGCTTCCTGCCGATCAGCTTAGTGCAGCCTATCGCGGCGACTGGATAGCGGCCAAGGCTGTTGATATTCCGGCTAAAGATGCGACACGGGAGTGGCGCGCATGGCAGGCTGACAAGAAAGATATAACCCTGCTTGAGAAAGAAGAAAAGCGTCTTAACGTGCAAAAGTGCGTTCTTATGGCGCTTATCAAGTCTCGCCTGTATGGCGGTGCCGCTATTGTTATTGGTATAAGCGGTGACGATCCTACCAAAGAGCTAAATCCAGAGAATGTAAAAAAGGGCGGAATTGCCTACCTTCATGCAGTGTCGCGCCATGAGATTACAGCGGGCCCAATCAGCAAAGATTTACTATCGCCTTACTATGATCAGCCATCCTATTACGAAGTTAATTCGGATGTGTCCGGCTTAGTAAGAATTCACCCCTCCCGCGTTGCGCGATTCCTTGGGCGTGAAATCCCAGACCGGAATCAGGCTGTTAACGGATGGGGTGACAGCGTTCTTGACGCCCTGAAAGATGCCGTGAAAAATGCCGGAGTATCTCAGGCGGAGGTCGCAACCATGATGCAAGAGGCTTGCGTAGATGTGATACGCATCCCGAACTTTATGCAGAATGTTGGCACGGCAGCTTATAGCAGCAAAATATTGCAGCGCTTCTCATTGGCGGCCACCGGCAAGTCAATCAATCGCGCGCTGATGCTTGATAAGGACGAAGAGTGGAGCAAGATATCGCAAAACTTCTCAAATCTTCCAGAGCTAATGCGACTATATCTTGGCATAACTGCTGCGGCAGCTAACATACCTGCAATAAAATTTTTGGGTGAGTCTCCCGGCGGTTTAAATGCTACTGGGGCTAGCGACATACGTAATTATTACGACGACGTTGCGAGCAAGCAAAAGAACGATATATCGCCAGCGATTTCGCCGCTTGATGAATGCCTAATTAGATCCGCACTAGGATCTCGCCCAGAAGAAATATTTTATATCTGGAAGCCTCTTTGGCAAATGACCGAGACAGAAAAAGCAGACAACATGCTTAAGAAGTCTCAGGCTATTTCTAACTACGTTAACACCGGACTGGTCCCCAATGAGGTCTTGGCTACTGCTGCGCAAAATATGCTTATCGAGGATGGCTGTTTGCCGGGTCTTGAGAATGCAATGGATGAGTATGCAGAGCTTGCGGCGGCAGAGGTTGACGAGCCTATTGATGAGAATGATCCTGAGGTTGTTGCTCAATTTGAAAAGACAAATGCTGATCCTGTGGCTGCGCAAGAGGATGATCCGATAACCGACGCGGAAATAACCGGAATCAAAAAGCTTCTCAATATGTACCGCGATTGGGCAGGCAAATAATGCTTCTCAATCGTGCACACAAAGATGGCTGCCAATGCCATCTATTCACCGATGCAAACCGCAATGATCCAACGGGAACCAAGGGTATTCGCAATGCCTTTGAGTCCGCCCTTGTGGCCAGATTCAAGCGAATCAAGGCGCTTATCAATCAGGCGGTTGTGCAAAATGATGTGTTCGGATTAAAGAAGCGCGTAATCGGTGATTCTATTTCGAATAAAATCATGATGGACGCTTCTGTGCCACCGCCAAGAGCATATGAATTTGTTCGATCTGCCGAGAAAGTGGATCAGTTCATGAATTGGCTGCGCGTTCAGCAAGAAGAAACCATTCTGGAAATAATGCCGGGTGCTAACATTAAAAGCTCAGCACAGAGAGCTTGGTCAAATACCTACATCGACACCGCATACCAAAAAGGCATTCGTGATGCCGGAAATAAAATGCGCAAAGAGGGTGCGACCATTGGCGAATCGTGGATCAATAATTCATTCAATAGGCCTGTGCATGCGGATCGATTGGGGCTTATTTACACGCGAACCTTTAGTGATTTAAACGGTATAACACAGGCTATGGATCAGCAGATAAGCCGTATTCTTGCACAAGGTATTGGCGAGGGTCGCGGCCCGATGGATATTGCCAGAGAGCTGAATGAGCGCGTAGATAAGATCGGAATCAGCCGCGCGCGTATGCTGGCCAGAACCGAAATAGTAAGCGCTCATGCGGAGGCGTCGATCAATGCCTATGAAGAGGCTGGGCTCGAAGGGGTAGACGTTGAGGCAGAGATTTTAAACGGCAGCGACCCATGCCCAGAATGCCAGGATCTTGCGGCCAATGGGCCCTACACAATAAGCGAGGCGCGCAGCCTAATTCCGGCGCACCCCAATTGCGTTTGCTCGCTAAATCCTAAAGTGGTCAATGGATCTGGAATAGATTTAATTTAAAGCCCTCGCAGGGAGGGCAAAATCAATTAAATTTGTTTTTCTGAGAGTTCGCGCAGAATAGATATTAAATCGTCTCGTTCTGCTTGATATGCTGCTGACTCTGCTGACTCTGCTGACTCTGCTGCTGACTCTGCTGACTCTGCTGACTCTGCTGCTGACCCTGCTGACTCTGCTGCTGACTCTGCTGCTGACCCTGCTGACTCTGCTGCTGACCCTGCTGACCGTGCTGCTGACTCTGCTGACTCTGCTGCTGACCCTGCTGACCGTGCTGCTGAC